CAACGAGGTATAAGCCTAGCGGTTGTTCAGAAGTGGATGGGTCATAGGACAATTCAAACCACTTTGATATACGCTAAGTTAATACCGACTAATTTACTTGACGCTCGAGACGCACTTAATTCAATAAAAGAAAACACTTTATGAGAACATCCACAATACTACTGAAGCAAGCGACCAAACGCAAGACACCTAAAACCAAACCTAAAACTAAAAATGCCAGCAAAAAAAAGTAAGTCACTATACGCACCTGATACCGAAAGTATTTTAACACGAGGACTAAATTCTATGACCAAGGCTTGTGATGCCTTGACAAAACAAAACGAGACTCTTAATAACGACATCGAGGGTTTAAAGTCTAAGATTAAACGACTCAGTGAACGAGTATTAATTGATAAAGGTAACGACAGTGACGTTAACTAATATAAAAATACAAAAGTTAGGGACAAACCACGGACAAATCACAGACAATCATGACCTATTTTTGTCCCTGCTTTTACTTTCTGGTCATGGGCTTTTAAGGTATAAGTCCTTGAATTAAATAGAGAATACCAAATGCGCTCGTAGCTCAGCTGGATAGAGCACTAGACTACGAATTTAGATAAATTAATAACACATCTGAAACTATATAAAACTCACCCTATACACTAGTCCAAATATCTATTTCATTTATGAAAGTAATTTGATTTTAGTGTCCGTATAGGGACAATCACACTTATGCTAAATCAACAAAAACTTAACGCTGATATGTCAGAAATTGGCAAGGGTCGCTATCGAAATAAAATCGAAAGTGCCAAGGCGCGTGAAGTTGAGGGAGAGACAAAGTATGGGCAGAGATTGATGCGAGGAGCGTTACCACTACTAGCGAAAGCCATTGAAGATTCTTTTATCACATGGAAGAAACCAAAGACTAAAGCTAGGTGGCAGATTGATATTGTAAAAGCTAAAGCACCTGTGATTGCGTTCATAACAATCAAGGCAGTCATCGATAGCATTACCTTGCGTAAACCAATGAGCAGCGTAGCTGCCTTTGTAGGCGCACGAGTTGAAGATGAAATAAGATGTTCGTTCTTAGTTAAGAACAACGAAAAGGGTGAAGGCATCATCTTGGGTGCAAAGCGTAAACGAGGTGGTCTTGGTAATACAAGGCGGCACATCAGACGTTCAATGCTCCATGAAACCGAGAAGGGTTTGATGCCAGAATGGGAGGGGTGGAGACAACGAGATAGATTAAGTTGTGGTCTAAACTTAGTAGAGATACTCAGGGTAAGCACTGGGTTAATAGAATATATCTATATTCAAGACGGGAAGCGCAAGAAGAAGTCCGCAACTAGATATGTAACGGCAACGAAAGAAACACTACAATGGATTGAGGATTATAACACCGACCGTGAACTCCTCGAACCGTTCTGGCTACCAAGCGTGGAACTCCCAACACCTTGGCAGTCTGTTTGGGAAGGTGGGTACAGCTCCTCCGACACCTATCTTCCCAAACTTCCATTTATCAAGTCCACTAACATGGATTACATTCGTTCCATCAAAGGTAAGCTAGAAGAACCGATGGAAGCGTGTAACCTTATTCAGAATACACCTTGGACAGTGAACGATAATGTTTACAAGGTGATGGACTGGGCTTGGAAAAACAATGTGCAAGTGGGTGAGCTACCTAGCCGAGAGGATGAAGAACTACCAGATATTCCTAGTGACTTTCATGACAACCCTGATAGTAATACTACATGGAGAAGGACTGCCGCAGGTATCTATGGTCGCAACCTATCGACACGTAGTAAGAGACTGCTCACGTCCAAGACTTTATATGTAGCAGAGAAACTAAAAGGTAATCGTTTCTTCTATCCTAGTAACTGTGACTTCAGAGGTAGGGTTTACAACGTCCCTGCTTTCCTTGGTATTCAAGGCACTGATATGTCACGAGGACTCTTGCAGTTCTATCGGTCTTGTAAGATTAAGAACGAGAAGGATGCACGTTGGTTAGCCATACACGGAGCGAACACCTTTGGTAATGATAAGGTATCACTTGATGACCGCGTTAAGTGGGCTTACGACTTTGGCAAGATAGCAATCGACATTGCCCAGAATCCTACCGACCACCTACTGTGGACAGAGGCAGCCAGTCCTTGGCAGTTCTTAGCGTGGTGTTTCGAATGGCGTAACTACATGGTCAACAAGAAGATAGATAGCTTCTTACCTGTGAACATGGATGCCACCAACAATGGATTGCAGATACTTTCAATGCTCACTCGTGATGAGTATGGGATGCAAGCAACTAATGTTCTCCCAACCAGCACACCTGCTGACATCTACCGAGTGGTATCCGACAAGGTTGTTGAGCAACTTAAGATAGACCTACAACAAGGCGTTGCGTTCAGTCAGCAGTGGTTAGACTTTGGGTTAGACCGCAAGACAACTAAGCGTCCTGTAATGTGTTACAGCTATGGTCTTACACCATACTCTAATCGTGCCTACATCAATGACTGGTATGACGAGACTATTCATAAAGATAAAACCAAGCCACGCTTTGACGAAGGCATAAAGTATAAAGCCATCCACTATCTATCTACACTTGTATGGGATGGTATTGAGTCAGTCCTAGATAGACCTAAGCAGTGTATGCAGTGGTTCCAAGAATGTTCTAGACTCATCTCAGAAAAACAACGTCCAATGAGTTGGGTAAGTCCAAGTGGTTTCCCAGTGCATCAAGAGTATCACAAGTTACACGAGAAAAAGATAAGCACTTGGATTGGTGGCACTGCTACACACGTAACCTTCTATGATACCAAGGATGAAATCTCATCAAGGAAACAATCCAATGGTGTCAGTCCTAACTTTGTTCATGCACTAGATGGCGCTGCGTTACACAAGTCAGTCATTCAGTGTAACCAACAAGAAGACATATACGATTTCAGTATGGTGCATGACAGCTATGGAACGCACTCAACGAACTGCGACAAGATGAGTAAGGTTATACGCAATGTCTTCTATGAGATGTTTAGTGTTGACCTCCTCCAAGATTGGAAACATCAATTAGAAGTTAACAACATCGACATAACATTCCCAGACCCGCCAGCCTACGGGAACGCTGACCTCACACAACTCAAGGACAGTGAATACTTTTTTAGCTAATGCAATTAATTCTAATAATCAGAAAGGAACGCAAATAAATTATGGCAAATACAATAACAACACCACAGGGTAAAGCAGTTTACCCACGTATCGATACACCTGACACTAAGTTCAACGAAGACGGCTTGTACTCTTGCAAGCTTCACATCAGTGAGGACGACTTCAAAGCTTTTGAGTTGGGCATCGATAAATTATATGACGCAGCGTTCGACGCTGAGTGCAAAGCTCATGGTAAGAAGCTGAAGAAGTCAGCAAACAAACCAGTAAGGATTACTCCTGATGGGGACTATGAGATTTTTGCCAAGCAGGTAGCTCAAAGGCAGACTAAAACAAGAGGACTCATTGAGTTCACTGTTGTCTGCTTTGATAGCCAAGGAAGTAAAATCGCCACACCAAAAGTAGGTAGTGGTTCTGAACTTAAACTTGCTGTTGAGCCAAACTTCTGGTTCATCCCAAGCCAAGGGTTCGGATACACACTACGCCTCAAGGCAGTCCAAATTATGGAGTTGGTTGAGTATGGTGGTGGGTCTTCTGACAGCTACGGTTTCGGTAAAAGTGATGGGGGATATACAGGGGAATCCTTCAACGAAACATTTACGGAAACGAATGAGACATCATCGGAAACAGCACCGTTCTAAATCTCCCTATCGTTCAGGTTTCGAGGAGAGAGTAGCTGGCGCACTTAAAGATGCGAAGGTTGCTTTCTCCTACGAAACTCTGCGATTGGAATACTATAGGACAAGTCACTACAAACCTGATTTTATTTTACCTAATGGAGTAATACTTGAAGTTAAAGGTTATTTTCTACCCAGCGACAGGACGAAACACAAGCTCGTTAAAGAGTGTCATCCAGAGTTGGACATCAGATTTGTATTTCAGAACGCACACAACACTCTTAGTCGAAAGAGTAAAACAACATACGCACAATGGTGTGACACTCATGGATTCATGTGGTGTCACAAAGAAATACCAAACACATGGATGATTTAACACCACTAAAAACACACCAACCTTGCCCAGACTGTGGCAGCAGTGACGCACTTACATTAAATACCAACGGAACAACTAAATGTTATTCGTGTGGTGACTTTACTTCCACCAATGACCCTGTTGTTGGAGAGGTAGAAGACAATTTCGTTAAGGGTAAAATCATGCCACTTCCCAAGAGAGGTATTCATGAAGAGACCTGTAAGAAATACAACTATAGAATAGGAGAAGTTAATGGACAGACCGTCCACATCGCCAACTATTGTGACTTAAATAAAAAAGTCGTTGCCCAAAAATATCGTTACGCTGATAAGAAGTTTAAGTGTAACGGTTCTCCTACTCACTTCTTCGGACAGCACCTATTCCCCAATGGTGGTAAACGATTAGTAATTACCGAGGGTGAGATAGATTGTCTTACAGTTAGTCAGGTTCAGAATAACACTTGGGAAGTGGTTTCTCTTAGCTCAGGAGTGCAGAGCGCTAAGTCATTATTCAAACGTCAACTTGAATGGTTGAATAAGTTTGAAGAGATTGTGCTTATGTTTGACTCTGATGAGGCGGGCAAGCAGGGCATGGAAGATGTCGCTCACATTATACCAGCAGGTAAATGTAAGATTGCTAACCTACCCATGAAGGATGCTAACGAACTGTTGTTAGCCGAGCAGCCCAAGGAAATCCTCAAGGCTATATGGAACGCCAAGGTGTGGGGACTGGATGCAATCGTAGGTGGAGATGAGTTATATGAAAGGCTTACCTCACCTAAGAACTTTGAGTCTATCCCTTATCCTTTTGAGGGCTTGAACAAAATGACAAGAGGTATCCGCACAGGTGAGATAATTAC